TTGGTTGGTTGGTGCTTTTTGCACAAGTTTGTCTGATTTCGTCATCATCGTTTTTATTAACTTAATCAGATCCTCTCACGCCGGCCAGAATAGCAGTTTTGCCCTCTAATACCCGACACAGTGTCCCGAGTGTGATACCTGCTTTTCGGTTGATCTGGGCTTCAAACTGGTAGTCCGAGTTCTTGTTGGTTACTCCGTAACGGACGTAATCAAGACCTGCTACCGTTTCTTTGTCTTCTAGACTGATCTGAACCGGCCAACCCTTCTACAGGAGCGTTGCTTTGACAATGTCTTCAAGCAAAGTCGACGACTTTTCTGCTTCAAGACCCATCAAAATAGCCTGCCTGTGAAGCCAAGGTTTTTCGAAGATTTCTGGATTTTCGCCCACGTATCTCTACTTCTTGGTCAAGGTCTTACGAAAATCTCTCGCCACAGCAATACCACCTTGAACTGTAGCAAAACCCCATTTCGAGCAAAAGTCGATGTCCCAATAGGCTGAGATTTTCGTTGATTTAACGACTTGCCCTAGGCCACAGGGTCTGCTGTCGTCTTTTGTCCTGCAGGTAAGGCGCAGGACGGTCTCGTTCAGGCGTAGTATGCTATCTGTTCGTCCGACACAAACAACATCGTCACCTGAAGCTCCACCACGGGGCACGTCTGGATCTTTTCTATGAAGCCACGGGTTCTTGACGATGCCCGCCTCCTCAATGTAAAAGAAAAAGTACAGAATTGATCTCAGAGTGTTCCCGAGAGTAGTCTTGGTTGGGTGGCCGGAAAACGTAGTCCCGTCGAGGTGGATGGCAATCCAATCCTTCTCTGGGTTCTTCTCTCTAGGATCTACATCCCTGGAGAAAAGTTTCCGCGCCTCCTACTCCCATCTTGGCCCGTTTACTCCGGGTAGGCGCGCGAAAAACCAATTGTCCGTCCATTGAGCCGACTGAACGATCTTCTTCGCGAAATCGTCCGGGTTCCTCTTCAGGTATTTTTTGAAGAATGGAGCGTTACGACACATCCTGGTGATCTGTGGTTTGATCGCTTCCCAGAACTCGTTGTCCACGCATTCCATTAGCTCTGCCCATTGTGTGGAGTCAAAGCCGGACCCGTCGAGAGACATTGCGATATCCTTGCTGGCATCAAGCACCATCTCTGACAGTCGTTCGTTGAGAGACTCCTTTGAATCTCCCTGGAAAAACTCAGGTAGCACCTTCTTCAAAGCGCTCCAGAGCAATGACTGGATAGCTGTGAGCAGTCCACAACTACGATCAACAGGAATCTTGATACTGCGAGGGAGCGTGTTGACCCAATCAAGATAACCTTCATCGTCCAGGTCCAGTACCGGGGACGAATGGACCTCTCCACTCTTGACCATAACCTTAAAAGCTTTAGACATCAGGTCACGCTGGAAAACGGTCTGTTTTACCATTGTCTTCCAATATTTCGCTTTCTTGGCCGGAGTCCACGTGTCTTTGCCACGAATCCACTCCCAGGGATCAAAAGTGTCGAAGTTCGAGTGGTCCTGTTTTTCCCACTCTACTCTGAACCAGGCCCAAAACCGTTTAGTCATATTTCTAAACCGGTTCAGGGCAGCAGTGTCTGGTTCTGTCAGCGGCCTGAGATGTCTGTCGAAGACTGCTGCGACAAGATTCTGAGCACAGTTGGACTCGTATTCATAGTCCTTTTCCCTCGCTTATCCTCTTATCTCCACATTCAGACCTGTCGTGACGATCTTTTTGTCAGCTGGCTTGAAAGTCGTCCCTTTTCTGGTGATGTATTTTGGGGGACCATCAGTGTACTCTCGAAGCCTGACCTGGAGCTTCTCCACATACTATTTGTTGATCACAGTCCGTGGAAGCTCGTTTCTAACCTCTGGCCTCTTGGCCTGCAAATACCCAGAGGCTGACAGGTGCTCGTCACCAATTCTGGCTGTCTTTTTGCCACTGCCAAACAATTTACAGAGGTTCGGCATCTCCTTTAGCAGTTAGAAAGGAGTTGTGACAATGTCGGTCAGCTTGACTTCTCCAGATGTGAGTGATTTATAGCTCTCACGAACTTTGGATTTTATCTAAAGCCTGGAAAGACTGACAGAATTGTTGCTGAGTTTTACCGGCAGGGCCTCAACAGTGTCCCTGGCTTCTTCAAGCAGTTCGCTCTCTGAAGGGTCATACTGACCAATCTTACCACACAAGACACGAGCTAACTGAATGACGTCATCATTCTCAATAGCTGTCTGTGA